AGCTTTTCGTTTGGATTGACTATCAGTTATTTGTAAAGCTGATTCTCTTGCGAGTAAAGCAGCAAAGGTTTCAACAAACATAGGATCAAATTCATCTGGATTAGTTACATTATAAATATACCTAATATCTAATGTATCAGATACATTACATAATATAAAATTAGATTCAAGTTTATAATTTATATAGCTTGGATTCACACCAAGAAGGTGGATATAATCAGATGGTAAAGCAAAAACATTACTAAAATCATCTATTGGAGTTGTTGATTGACTTACACCATTCATAGTAGCACTTCCCTGCATAGCTCCAGTTATCAATTCATCATCCTCAAAAATTCCATTTTTATTAGAAATCCATATCGTTCCAGTAACACCAACCTGTTGCAAATGGACAATAGTACCATACGCTCCAGAATCTGCACCAGTAACTAAATCATCCAGAACATATTCTGCAGTTTGGGCATCAAATTCAAGAAAATATTTAGTTTCATTTAATGTGACTCTTTTAGTGGCAAATTTCCAGGGGTATTTACGAAGAAGATACTTCTTTTTAATCTCATATAACGCATCAAGAGTTGTTCCACGTTTAGTCGTATCTGTATCAAGGTCAGTTATAACTAACTCCCCAAGTGCTATAAGTGCTTGATTTGCTATATCTGTTTCTGTAACCGTCATTTATTGATCCTCCCTTCAACAGTCCAGACTGCCACCAGTGGCAGTCTGGACTCTAAAAAGTTATCAATCGAGAACGTAAACCAAATATCCTTGCATAACATCCGCAGCTGCGACAATACCAACAGATGTGACTGTTATTACAACACCTGACTGTGACTCAAACAATTTTGAGCCACAATTTGCGGCTACGGCGGCGACTGTGCCGATATTAATCGTACCGGCAGCTTCCACGTCTATTCCATCATCAAGACCGTCTGGATCAGCAGCTACATCTACACCGTCAATACCAGTATAAGCCTTCCAACCGATATCAATAGTATTACCACCTGTAGTCATATTGTGATAGATAGTACTTAAAAGACCGAGTAATCTTACACGACCAGCCGGAAGACGTACAATATCAATAACACCACCAGCATCTCCAGCAACTGCTCCGTTAAGCCAATCAAACCAAGCAACACGAAGTTTCCCGTGATGGTTACATGGGGCCAAGGCAATAGGAGGAACAGCAATTGTATAACCATATTGCGTACTTTCTGTGACAGCTAACGCTACCATTCTACATCACCTCCTTTAGGTTAATCAGGCGTTTCATCCGCCATGAACTGAACGACTTTAGCTTCCTCCATACGAGTGGCCCCGATAGACATACCACACCATACCTGAGTAAGATAGTTCTTATCCGCACGTTCAGAAATTCTTGTGTGAATATCTGCACCAAGGGCCAACAAAAGACCGTCCTGCGCCCAAGCATAACAGGTACGAATGTCACTCGCATCAACAGACAATCTTTGGGTACGGTGAAAAGTAAACCCAAGAGCCTGATTGACCTTACCCTGTACCAATGCTTGAATCACTTGGTAATCAGCACTCGTAAGTTTTTCTTCACCAAGCAAATCAACGATCTGTTGAGATGAACAAGCAATATGCAACTCGATGTCTTCATCTACATCATTATCCCAAAAGATCTTCTTGATTGCGAGTAATTTAGCAAGTGTAAGACCCGTATTATCATCAGCTATTAACTGACGACTTGTTTCGTAACTTGCCAATGTAGTTGCTGTTCCACCAGCCACGCCGGTATAAGCGATACCACCAAGGGCGGCAATGATTACATCATCCATAGTTCGGCCAAAAGCGTTCACAGCATTTACAGCATACGGACTTGTAGGATCAATGAGAGTACGAACTAAATCTTCTCGATCTACAAAATCAGCCCATACATAATCTGCGAGTGAAACCCTACGCCTGGCATGTGGGGTATCTGTCTGTGGGGTATCCATATGGCGTGTTGTTTTAAGTTGAGCTGCTGTTGCCCCAATCTGATCGAAAAAGGCATTTTTACCGACAACAGTCTCAACCCGAACAGAATTCCTAAGACGGGAACCTTTTTGCTGTGATAGAAGCTGTACGTTAGCATTGTACTGCTCCACCATTGCAGTGGTTATTTGCTGAGACATTTTAAACCTCCTTTACAAAGAGACATTAATAATAAAAACGGGTAGTCTCCTATAAGGAGGCCCAAAACCAATACAAAAGTGCAGGGGTTTGGAACCTAATCTGCTATCTACTCATAGAATCTGTAACTGGTATAGCTACATTTCCATGCCGTTGTTGCATAAGTTGTGCTACTTTTTGCACAATCGTCTTATGATTTGGATCATTAGCATTAAGATACGCAGGATCTTTTAATGCTGTTGTTATCTGCTCCTGTAATCCTTCCTTACTGATGAGCAACTGACCTGTGGACTTATCAATCCCCATATCTTCAGCCATCATTTCACCAAGTTTAAATTTAAACCTTTGAAATCCAGCGTATTTATCAATACCTATTTGCTTGAACACCCCGGCCAATTCTTCCCCACCAAGTTTTTCGATTGCCCGATCACCAATTATACTTTTTGCATCATATGTTGCCCCAAACTCAGTTCGTAACTGAATCTCAGTATTAATTATCTCATCTTGGACAACTTTTGTTTGTCCAGTATATTGTTCTGAAACCCTATTAGCAAACTTAACAAATAAGTTAGATGCTTGTTTATCACTAAGTCCAAGTTTATGAGCTTCTTCTTTAAACCATTCAGCATCTTTACCAATGGTTTCCTTGAGTGCTGGATTTATATCCGGTGGTACAGGTAAAACATAATGATCTTTACTCTCTGGTCTACCAAGTTTGTTATACACCTCTTGGTATTCCTCATCAGTTTTTGGCATCTTAATTACATCAGCACCAACTAATTTCTTTGTATGGACAAAAGATTTGGCCACATTAATTGGCATCTGGATCATCTCTGTTTCGTCTTTAAAAGACTCAAGAGAAGGATCTGATCTTAAATCTTCTGGTAATCCAGCTCTCCAACCAAGTTCTGCGTTGACTTTTGCTGCCGCATCTGCTGCTGCCTGTTCTTCTGGTGTCATTTGTCCTCCTCCTCTGATAGTCCTATAATGTCATCTAATGACATTTTACAAATTGTTAATATACGAAGAACGACATTTCGTTCTCCAGATGATTCTGCATTTAAATATGGGTCAGGATCAAACCCACCATCAAAAACTCCATGAGCTTCGCACATATCATTTAAAACAATTCTGGCTGTAGGATCTTCTAAATTAAAAAGAGTCTTATAAGCCATTGCTCTTATTTTCTTCTGTCTGCGTTCTTTAAAAATTTTATCTTTCATCATAGCAAGTTGGATTGCCACTGGTGGCTATCTCCTATTGTAGTGTCCCAAATCCTGCTTCTCCAGGTAACATACCTGCTTCCTGTGCTGTTGCCCCTGCTCTTGCGAGTGAGTCAGCACCCTGCCCCATTGCTCTAAGATTTTCAGCTTCTTCCTTCTTACGTTGCGCATCAGCCCTATCTTTTCGTATCCCATAAATCTTTTTATCATCATTAATATACTTGGGATTAACACTAAACATCTCAAAGATACCTTTAGCCATCTCATCAGTATTAAATACGTCCATCAAATTACTATTTGGGTCATATTTCATAATAGGCTCAAGTAAACCAAAAGCCCTCATTATACCATTAGCTTCAACTTGTTCTTGTGCTCTTGCTATAGGTGAGGTATATATGATTTTTACCTGTTGATTATCAAGTTCCATAGGGGGTTCTGGAAACTTACCTGCCCGTTTAAGAATACCATGAACACGTTGAATCATTGGGCCAAGTAATTCCATTTGAATACGCCCAAGAAGTGGACCCATAAGACGGAGTTTTTCCTCCGTCCTCTGTAGTACTTCTGTAGCTGTCATTTGTGGCCCTTGGGTTAATTGAAGTTGGTCTACAAAGAAAGCTTCACGTATTCTTTGGTGTAATGACTCAGAATATTCCAAACCTAACATAGCATTACCAGTTGGAATTATATCTATATCATTCTTTAAATTGACTCGGCCTTTGCGGTAATAGTTAATACCACCAGGAGTTGTACGAAATGGTTTTAAAAAGCCTGAATCAGGTAACATTATAGGTGGGTCAGTTGATTTCTGCATGGCTCGTATAGTCACTTGAGCAACACGCATTAACATTTTAACGTCAGGTAAAGTAGTAGCACCAGGGCCACGACCATAAGTCTCAAAGGATTCTTTATAGAATCTCGCAGCCATGAATGGAAGTTCAGGGAATCCCCCTTCATGTATAACATGCTTTTCTTTAACCTCCATATAGATAGAAGCAAAAGGCATATCAACAGCTTTCATAGATAATATGTTAGCTGTTTCCCTTGGACAAATAACATGAACACACGTAACAAGAGTATCGAGTTTATTATCTGTTATGAGTTTGTTTACTGCCTTAGATAATGATTCTTTACCAAATTTACGTACCAATTGTTCAACAGTTCTTGTATATTCCCTGTATAAAGTATCAACAGTACCATGTTGATTCTGCACATAATGACATTCATATAGAGGTAAAGACTGAAATAAAAGAGAATTTTTTTCAGGTATCTCATCAACAAAAGTTGTTAAGTTACCAAACGCCCCATAACCTAAATAATTTTCATGCATAGCGGTATTAAAACCCGCAATAGGTCTATTTATTTCATGGTACATAATACGAGACACAGTATCAAGATATTCTTGAATAGCTTTAATCTGATATAATTGCCAATCTACAGGTTGCAGTTCAAACCACTTACTCGCAGATGACGTAAGTAGGGAGAAAAGGCCGGAGGACAAGAGTTCATTAGCGTGTATGGCGGCAGAATCATACACCTTTTGCATCCTTTTCTCCCCACCTGTTGGTACATAATCAAAATTGGCGTGCGCAGGATACATTAATTCTGCAATTTGTTGCCACATAGTATTAAAATTTGAACGATCTGTCTTCAGATTTTTATACCTTTTTATGTGCCACTCAATTAACTCTTTTGATATCATGCTAAGTTCCCATCCTCATCAAGTGGGCCAAGTAAAAGCCGTTCAATGGATATGTTCGTATCCAAATGATGCTTTTTAAAAAAAGCTTCAATATCAAGGCCATTAGCTGCACGTGCTTCCTTGATTATTTCTGGAGTCAGATTGCCACTGGTGGCAATCTCCTTTTTTACTGGTTTTCGTGGTGTTAGCTCAACCTCCGGCCCAGGTTCATAATCAGGATTCAAATGAATCTCCTCTTCTTCGCTAATAAAGTCAAAATTGCTCATAATATAGTCCCCCATAATTAAAGGTATAGTCCTCCATTATGTTTTTAGTATACCACACTTTTAAACATTTGTCAAGAACTATTTTTTCGTACCTAATTCCATGTATAGTCGTCTAAAGGATCATAATTCATGTTTGCGGACTCAATTTCAGCTAATTCGTCATAACTTTGAATGGCATTATCTTGTAAGTGAAACAATAAATCCTCTCGCCTAATACCCATACCACGAGCTAATTGCCTAAACGCATCAGCATAATGCTTTGCCCAATCCTTAACAGGACTATCTCCAAAAGCTTCTTTCTTTTCATCCCATTCTCTACGATAAGATTTTAGTGCTTCTATACCATCATCACATTTTTCTTCATCAAACCAGCATAGAGGTAATATTTGCCTCATTGCGTTATGTCCTTCAGATAAACCATACTTATCTGCTACTTTCATTCGTGGTATAGTAACTATATTTTTAAGTCCGAGATTCTCAAAAGTCTCTCTACGAGTTTTACCTGTAGAATATTCATGTACTTCAAGGTCATGGGGAAAGAAATGTTCTTCATATGTGTAAGGTTTACTGTTAAGTATATTAACATAATGACCTGCTGACTTTCTATTATTAGAATAAAGGTCAATACACCATATCTCTCTACCTGAAAACTGCACAAACCATATTGTATTTGTGTCATCAAATCCTAAATCCCAGGCTGTTGTTACTGGCAGGTTAGGTTCCCAAGGAACCCTTTTAATACGCTTTTCTTTAGCAGTGTCATTCATTAAGTCACCAAGTATAGAACCAACAAGACCAGCTTCAAAAGAACAATAAAATTCTTGCTGTATAAGTTCTTCAGGCATACCTGATTGACGTTCTGTTTCAATATCTGCTTCAGTCATGATAGGAGTACCATCAAGACGGATAGTATTATTTACAGTGAGGAGTTCTGAAAACCAGGAAGGATCTTTTTTGGCATGTTTGTACATTTTCCAGAGGGCATTTTTACCCCTTGGAGTACCATTAAACAAGGCCCATCCTTTATTTTCCAATAGGATAGGACGTAAGTAATTCCAAGCTGCTGGTTTGTGTAGTGAAAACTCTGAGAAAATAACACCGATTGGATTTGATCCAACAATTGCGTCAATGTTGTCTGAACCGAGCATTCTAATGATTGACCCATTGTTCAACTCCAATACCATTTGTTGTGATTCTTTACGTTTAATCAATTGTGGTGGAAAGTGGTCAATAAATCTAAAGCCATTTGCATCCATACCTTCCCAAATAATAAGTCTTGCTTGCTTATAATATGGAAGAATATAGAAATAAGTACCAACACGTTTAAAAGCTTCACGTGCAAGTATATTAATGAACGTTTTGTCCTTACCTGCACGTCTATGCCATATAACAACACCACGAATAAATCCATTTGGTAGGCAATTATATGCTTGTATTTGGTGAGGGTAGGGGGTGAAATTATATGGTATAGTTATCTCAGTCATGAGTCCTCACTCATCATATCTCTCTATTAGTTTTGGAGTGCCACCAGTGGCAGTCTGACTCGGAGAGTCTTCGGGTTGACCAGGCCCTTGCTCACTGGTGGCGAGATGGCCCGAATGGGCCTTAATCTCTATACTTTCATTATATTTATTAATAAGCTTAATAGTTATATCAGCTATGTTATCTGCGATGGTTGGATTAGGAATCATTTTCTTAAGTAGTTCAAAAAACGCTTTAGGATCAGCTTGTGCTTGTGTAAATAGCCAATCAACACCACCCATAGTTTGGTATACATTTAATATATCTTCCCCAAATTTTTTTCGAGTCATTTTTGCAATTTGAGCGAGATTTGGCCCCACATGTTCTGGAGGTTCTTGTGGCGTATCTATAGTTACAGATTCATTATCGAGTATGAAATTAAAGGTATCCATTATGGGTACACTATACCACACTTTTTTATATTTGTCAAGAACTATTTTTTCAAGCCAGGATTGCCACTGGTGGCAATCAAAATAAATATGAATAATAGTTGTAGTTGGCACGATTCTTGCATACAGGATTGCCACCAGACCACAGGGCAATCTGGATTTTTATGCGTATAGGTAGTAAGGGGAGATTGTCGCATGGCGGTATATGGTAAAGGGCAATCCGGTAGATAGGTTTTATAATAATGTATTGGAGTATGGGATTGTCAGATGGGAATAGTCCTTAACAAGGTTTGTTAATTGGAATAGAGGGGGTTCGAGTGAGGGGGTTCGTATTTGATCTTGTGGCCATGCTATTTTGGGGTATGCCCCCTTCAAGTACCC